CTAGCTTGTTTTTTAGCCTTACCTTTTGATTTATATACTTTTCCTTTTGTTCCAAACCTATAACCACCCTTTACTTTTTTAACAGGCATTATAGTGAAAAGTTACCTTCTGGTTCGTTTACAGGTAGATATAATCTGTTTGGTCCTGCCATACGAATGATTTGCTTTGCACCATCTTTGGATTGCTTTTCTGATAATTTTAATCGGTATTCTTGAAACTGATTATCATAAGGCAAACCTTTTTGTTTTAAAAATCTCCATATTACACCAAGTGTAATTAAATCTTCATCTAATACTGTTGTATTACTATCTGCTGCATAACTGGTTGCATTTGCTGAACCATCTCCATTAGTGTCCACCCAATTTTTGATAATGTATTCAAATGCTACTGTTTCTCCAGCAGGAGGTGTTGGACTAAATAATAATTTGCCACCTCTTATTCTAAAATAATTTGTTATACCACTACTTACACTTGCTTTTAATCTTTGCCATTGTGCATTGTTTAATGGTCCATAATATTTTCTATCTGTGGTTCTATTCCACATAGTATCATTACTAAATCGTAAAAAGTCAGAAGCTATAGTTGTCATATTTCCTTGACTTTCTGCTGCAAGTGTTGTATGTAGTTCTTCTTTAATTAATACTTGCCAATCATAACCTGATACTAAATTTTTACCTTCTCTATTAGCTGCTGCTAATAATTGTATATTAGTAGTATCTGTAGAACCTATTACTGTTGTAGGAGAAGGTACACCTATCTCTTTAGCAGCATCTTGGCATATTGTAAGTAAGGTCATTCACCCACCACAGGTTGTTGAGGTTTTGTATGTTCACCTGCTAAAAATTGTTTAGCTTCTTTTCTATGGTCTAATACATCTTTGCCTAAACCATGACAAGCACCATCAGATAATCCTGCTAATTGTTCTACAGAATTAATACCTTCCATTTCAAAAAACTTTTTTTTGTTTATATTTAATGATTTTAATTTAGTTAATGGTGTTTCTTTTTTTATATTTTTAACTGGTTTTTTTCTTTTGTAATACGCATTGTACTCATTAGGAAACTCTTGTTTAATTTGTTCCTCTTTATCTTTCATTTTATAAATTACAGTATTAGGGTCTCCTATTAATTTAATTTCTACTAAATCAAAAGAATCCGTAGCATCTCTGTATATTGTTACTCTTCTATTTCCTGCCATTCTTAACCTCCTGTTAGTGTGGGGGAATTGCACCCCCACGATTATAATGCTCTAACCAGCAAATTGACAAGCAATTATTTTAGCTGAAGCATCTATAGCAAATGCACACACAGGTGAAGTTGCTGCTGCTGTTACATCTAATGTACCATCAGTAGCACCTGTTGGTGTCAATGGGTCTCCATCAGCACCTGCTGTTAATGCAATAGTTAGAGTTGCTGTTCCACCTATCTGTATCCAACAATATTGTCCGTCTGTTGGAGCAGATTGTAAAACACCAGCACCTACCTCATTAGAATCAGATAAATCACTTGTTACCACATTTACTGCACCAGCAGATGTACCAGAAGGTGCGTAGTAATAAGCAACATATCCACTTACTGCTGCTACACCTCCAGCACCAGTATCGTATTGAACATACTTGAAGGTGTTACCAGCTGCATCCATGCCTTTTTGACCGACCATAAATGTAGCTGTATCACTAACTTCAGTTTTGTCCATTCCAGTAATATAAGCCATAATTTTTTCTCCTTATTATGCTTGTATGATGCCTTGTCTTGCTCTGTTTGAACAGGTCATATTTCCTGCCCATACTACAGGCAATACCATAGCATCTTGGTTAACAGAAGCCTTCTCACCTAAAGGAGAAAATTCTCTACCTTGAGCTGTACGAAGGAATAAATAGTCCGTATTTAAGAAATACATCTTATCAGTTGGACATTGGTCATCAAAGAACACAGGTGCGTTCATAAACATTAAGTTCATAAACCCTGCACTAGCATTGTCATCACTTGTAAATCTTTGGTTAGTCTGTAAAGAACTCCAATAGAAATTAAAGTAATTTGTATCTGCCACGATACAATCAGGAACATCAGCTCCTCTTGTAGTGCTTAACCAAAGTGTGTTCATAGCTGTTTGTATAGTAGTAGCACTAGGAGTAACACTTTCGGTACTAAAATCATACACTTGGTTCTGCCAGAATGTGTAAGTAGTAGAGTTAATACCACCAACTGTGTTTCCGACTGTACCAGGAACTATCAACTGTAATCCACCTAGTTCTTTACCATCTGTACCAGTACCATCAGCATACAAAGATGTAGCCATAGTATTGTTTAATGTTTTCTCTAAGTTTCTTACTCTTGATTTAAGCAAGTTAAAGATTGCTTCTTTTCCTGAGTTTTCGACCTGTTCTAATCCAGATATAACCACATTACCAGCTAATTGCTTATAATTAAACTCAGCTGCTGTGAATACATTAGATGTAGATGTGTCTAATACTTCGTAACCACTATACCATTTTGCAGTTGAGTTAGTTGCATATTCTAATTCTTGCACAATGGTTCTACCAGTAGCTACTTGCTTGTTGCCTTTTGCATCAATATGACGAAGTAAGGCATTGTTGTTTGTTACATTGTCTGCTAGTGTTTTTGAATAACCAGCAAGAGTAGTAGTAACGATTTCAGTAAATGTACTGTTAGGCGAAGTTGCCATAATATACCTCTCTATAAGTTAATGTTAACCCACAACTCATCTAGTTACCCCTGCTTTACTAATTGATTCCATTAACAAAGCATCTAAATCTGTAGATTTAACAGAACCTGAAGGTGGTGCAGTAGCTGTTCTAGGTCGTACTTTTTTAGCCTTTTCAACTGCTGCCTTTCTTCTCGCATCTTCTTCGGCTTTTGCACTTTTTCTTTGATTATCTAAAGATTGTTTATACAATTCATCATCTAATCGTACAGCTTTAGCATAAGCATCTTCTAATCCTTTTGCTTCTCCTGCATCAATTAAATTACCCATTTTAACTCTTAATTTATCAAAATGAGGATATTTTAAATTGCCTTTATCATCTTTAGTATTAGCAAAGCCATTAATTTGAGCTTCGGTTTGTTGTCTAGCAGATTGCAGATTTTGTCGTTTAAACTGATTTAATTCTGCAAGGATTGCTTGATTTTGTTGTTTTAATTGGGTAATTTGTGGGTCGGAATCATTCCAATCCACAGTTTCTTCGATTGATGAAAGGTCAATACCATAACCTTGTGCTAATTGTTTGATTGCCATTTTTGGGTTATTTCTGAGTGCCATATCTGCATTAAGTAATCTGGAGATATATTCGGCTTCTCCTACACCACTTGCTGCAATTTGCTGTCTCATTGGAGCTATAACTTTATCTAATGATTCAAAACTTTTGCGTTGTTCGGCTACTTCTTGCGTCTTTCGTGTGTAATCTGCTGTCATCTCTTTATCTCGTTTTAGCATATACTCCTGTGCATCACGAGGTAAATCCTTGAACTTGCTTCTTACATCTTCTGACCAGTTTTTTGGAGCTTCTAGTGGAGGTTCTTGCGAATCCTTTCCATCAACTGCTGCGACTGGAGTGTCATCAGAAGGTTCTTCTGTAGAATCTTGGGTTTCTTCTTCATTCTCAGGAGCTACCTGGTCTAATGAATCAGAATCAGATTCTTCGGAATTAGTTTCATCCACTTTTTGTGGAGTGTCAGGTTGAGGAGCTTTTTTAACTTCCTCAGGTGTGGGTGTTTCTTCAGTCGGTAGTGCTTGATTTATTGCACCTTCCAAAACTGCATCTAAATTTGGTGCTTTTTCTGGTGCTGATTCCTGTTTAGGAGTGCTTTCTTCTGTCATATTATCCTCTTTTATTGTTAATCATATTATCCCAAAATTTAGGTTTTGTAGAACTTGTATAATCGTTCCCACATTGCCTAACATTGTGTTTCCTCTCATGTTCTCTTACTTGAGAACGACTGCTTATCACAGATTTGTCGATTGGAGACACAAATTCTTGTATATCACCCATAACTTGGTGTGATTTTGTTCTTTTTGTAGCTTTTACTACTTTATAATTACTTTTAGTCCAATCTATATTATCGTAATTATCTCTGTAACTCATCTCTTGCTTCCTTATTCATTTCTTCAGCTATTTTCATATCACTTTCTAATAATGCTAATTCTTTTTTTGCATTAGACCTTGCTTGGCTTGATTGTGCTTCTGTAGCTACTTTATTGCCAGAAGCTCTTTCTCTTGCTTGTATGTCTGCTAGTTTACCTTGTTGTTTTAATTCTTCTTTAGCCATCTCTGTTTGCATCTTTTGTGCAGCAATTCTTTCAGCTTCCGTAGGTTGTGGACCAGCTTGTAATGCTTGTTGAGCTTGTTGTGTTAATTGTGCTTCTGTTCTATCTATTACATCCTCAAAAGTTCTACCTACTTTCCATGCACCCATTAAAAATCTTAGGGCTTGAAATGCTAATGGTGTTAGTGCAGGTGATTGATTTGCTATACCTATAGCTTGTTGTAAATATCCACCAAAAGATGATAAAAACTCAATTCTAGTCTTCTTTTCTTCTTCTTCATCTGTAAAAATTGTAGCATCTGATTCTATATCTATACTATATCCTCTTAATTTATCATCACGCATTATTTGCATCATTTCTGGAGTAATAGTAAGAGCTGTCATAGCAGCTAGAGTTTCTGGTTCATAATGTTCTGCTATAATTTCTGCTTTTAATCTAAATAAATCTCTTATATATTCAGCTATCTCAGATTGTTTTTTTCGCATACGCATACTACCAAACTGTGCTTTTAGCTGTTGTGCTGTAGCTGTTTCACTAGCTTTTGTAGAACCTCTAATAATATCTGATATGCCTGTTATTTGATATATTGTATCTAGTATTTGATTTCTTTGTTGATATAAACCAGATAAAACTTGTGCAATAGGTGCTATATCTTCTTGCTGAAATACTTGTTGTAACCCACCTTTTGCTGCTAATTGTGCAAAGTTTTCTGATGGTACAAAATCATTATCTCCTGCATCTGCTAAGTGTGATAATTCAGGTACAGAAGCATCATATATACCCCTTCTTTTTAATCCTTCTATTAAATTACTAATTCTAGTTGTAATTCTATCTAATTCATCAGCTTGGTCTTGATACAAAGTAAACTCTGGTATAGGAACATTTGTTTCATTTGTTCTTATAGCTACTAATGAATCAGGGCATGGGAAAAAATTTTCTAGTTCATAAGGGTCATCATCTTCTGCTAAGACTTCATTGTACCCTCTTGATATAAAAAATCTTTTACTGGAATATTTATCCCAGATTTCCCATACCTCTGCTCTGGAGAATATCTCAGAATATTCTTCTTGATAGCCTTCTGTAGGCTCTGGAGACCAGTTTAAAGGTATATCTTTAGCATTTTTAAAACCTTTTTCTATTAATTCATCTCTAGTTAACAAATGCCTTCTTGCCTTCCAATATACATCTTCTGGTCTTTTTGCTGGGCTTTCTCTATAATCTTCCCAGTTTATATAATCAAAATAACATCTTTGGTCTGCTATGCGTTCTTCTTCTTGGTCTATCATAACCATATTGCCAAATTCATCTATAGATTCTACTTTTATGGTTTCTTTTACAAAAATAGGTTCATATACTACCCATACTACCCCACGACCAGGTAATAAATAATCTTCTATTGCTGCTTTTATAGGTTTATCTGCTGCATATACCTCATTACCATATTGTAATGCTCTTTCTAATACGATAGCTACTTGTCTTGTTATAGGATTATTGTC